CTATTTTTTTGTTCCAACAATATTTCCATCTTCATCAAGAATGATACCCAACGAGTTAGCTTTTGAATCACTCTCACTCCCTGTCAATTTGTCCACTACTGCGCTAATTTCATCAATCTTCTTCTCTATTCCGCTCGTATCAACTGATTTTGATGCCTCAGTCAGAGCTTTGTTTCCTGTAAAACTACCAATGAAACCAAGTACAGAACTTAGTAAAAGTCCAATAATGATCACATCTGATTGGCTAAAAATTACATGAAACCCATATTTTGCAATCAACACGAAAAGTACTATTAACATTGAAGCCACTTGAATCCAAAATGATGGTTTATTAATATTTGCAGCTAACATCTTTTTTAAACTTTTCATTTATTCTTCCTCCTTGATTTTTAACACCTGAACCTTTTTGTATAAAATCTCACCTGTTCCATTTCCGCCTAATGCCTTATAACTTATAAAGATGTATTCCAAGTCATTCAGTTGTCCAGGAGTCACATATCCACGTGAAATATATTCAGTACAATTTGCATACAATTCATGATGCAACATTGCAACCACACCTGCTTTGAGTAAAATATCAGATTTTCCTAGATCAATAATTTTTTGATTTTGTACATTATCTTTATTTTGTTGAAGTGCCTTTTTATGATTAAGGTACTTTCCCCATTTCGACACTGCTTTCCAAAAAGCCGTTACAAAACCTAACTCCGCCAGAATACTTATGAGCTGTTTGACCATCTCAAAGTCTACATTCATCTCACACCCCTTTATGCCAACCACCCGCCCAATTTGTTGTAAAAAAATAAGCCTAACTGGCTTTCTTGGTTGCCTTAATTTCAGTTTCTTGGTCTGCTGTAATCCAGTTTATGGAGGCAAACAAGTCCAGATTTTCGTTGGTGTATAAACCCATAATATAATACTGTTTAATCAATGAATACCACATATTTAATTACCCACTTTCTGTAGTTGCCCGATTTGTAATAATAAGTTTGCATTAAGAGCCGCTTGTGTTTCTTGCGATTTTTGCAAAGCTGCAATCTGTAAAACTAAGCTAGCTTGTGTTTGTTCTGGTGTAACTCCTGAATCGTCGCTGAACTCAGCTCTAAAATCAGCTAAGGTCTTACCCTCCCACGAATTACCATTCCAGGTAATTGGTCGCATAAGTTGTCCTCCATCTGAGGCTTTTGGTTCGGTCAGTGTCGTGTTCTCAGGAAGTGTATCTACGTCCCCAATTTCAATAACACCATTAAATTCTTTTGTTTCTGGGTCAAAGCTATATACGATTTTACTCATTTTTAAGTCACTCCCTTTCTTTAAATGTTGTAACTTGCACTACCGAGATACTGATTTTGTGCAATCCCAGAACCTAGAATGCTTAACACTAAATCATTGCCAGAAACCCCAAACGTGAGACATCTTTGTCCTGTTCCACCTGTATCTTGAAGAATCAGTAAAGCATTCCCAGTTATGGGGAATAACTTCGCGCCATCTAGGATTTTAAAAACTGCTTGCCATGCTGGTGTTCCCACAGAGGGCGTGAAATTTAGATTAAGGGTCACAATCCCACCCGCTCTGATAGTGTACTCAGCTTTTTCAGTTTGCCTATTATTATTCGCAATTTCTAAGATATCAAGTTTCCCTTTTTCAATCGTATCCGTAGTAACAATCTTACTTGGGTTTTGCAAAGCTGTAGGCTTATCGATTATTCCATCCATCTTAATTTGCGGATATACGGTAGTACCTGTGCCATCTTGGACAGTTCCAATATATGCCATATTTTACACATCCTTTACTTTTACTAATGTAATTACAGTTAAATTATTTAACTTAACTTTATCAGTGCTACTCATTAAACCATTTGCGGTAGTCGTGGCTACTGCAGTCGTAGATGAACCCGCGGGACCTTGTGCGCCTGTTTCGCCTTTTGGACCTTGTGGACCTGCAATACTCTGAGTATAAGCCCAAGCAGCTACTGTGGCCGCGCCACCGACTACACAACGATACACGTTTGAAGTACTGGTGTTTAGGTACATATCGCCTGCTAAGGCAGAACCAACTCCCGACCCAGTAAACACAGTCCCGTTGGTCGAAGTTCCTGTAATTCCTGTACCTGTATACCACTGTGAACCTCGTTGACCTGTATCGCCTTTAGCTCCGGTGGAACCTGTCCCGCCATGAACTGCTATATAATCATCGAGACCGACAACAGCGTCCGGGTGTGTCTGAGGATATATCTGTTCAGTGCCAGACCCGTCGGCGCTTGGAACCATTAATTTATCAATTGCTGTCATTAGATATCACTCACTTTCACTATTCGTATTTTTGAAACGTCTTGAATTTTTAACCCTGGGTCGCCTGTAAAAATATCTTCCACTGTGGCAACTTTCGTATATCTCATTGGGCTACTGGACTGTGTTAAATTAAGTAATCTCAATGTTTGAATTTCTTGAACATCAGTAACATAGAGCGTGGTAACTGTGGATAACTGTAGCACGTCTATTCTTGATTTTAATGTAGTGTAGACCAAACCATTAACATCGATTCTCGCATTTTTTACCTCGCTGTCCTGGGTTGCACCGGCTAGTGTGTCCTCCCACTCTTTGGATAGCTTATCGGTCAATGTCTGTAGCGCTAGCGCAATAACTCTATCGTCGTACACATCGCTACTTGTTTGTTCGGCCAATCTAGCTAGCGCCTCTCGTACATCAACCCCGTACATTTTTTCACGTAGCCACTTAGCTAACTGTTTATTAGCTTCTGAAACTTTGCTTTGGTCGATTGTGCCGGGTTCTGTAATAGCGGTTGGATCTCGGTAATCTACTGTCATATTAACACCCCCTCTCATTTAAGATATTGTGTCTTGAACCTATCACTTGGCGCGGTACTCATATCAACGTTTCCGGATATGCCACTTACGCTACCCACCGAAGTATATTGCCATAAATCGTATGGGTGCGTAGGGGGTGTGCTACCGGCAACCGTGCCATCATTCTTTCCGTAGCTTGGTATCATGATCGAACCAAACTGTGAAACATCAATATTAAATGTATCGTATAAGTGATTTGCTATATACGCCACAAGTTTAGTGTTTGAAACCCCCAGGGTGTTCATTTTAGAAACCCATGCAGCCGCAGCACTTCTTGCTGTTCCACTCGTAACCGTAACCTCTTCAATATCGATCATATAGAATGCAGGACCTGTTCCATTACCAACCGCTGCTTTTATACGATTATAAAAATCTAATGCTTCCTGTTTTGCATCGGTATCGGATACATAGCGTGCATAGGCATAAACTGCATACCTAATTCCTGCGGCTTGTGCTCGAGAAATATTTTGCTGATAATATTTATCCGCTCGATTAGAACCGTATTGAACTCGGATTATAACTAGTGAGACATCATCGGCTTTAAGTGAACTAAAGTTGATATCTGTTTGAAATTCTGAAACATCTATTATTTTACCAACATGAACATCATCATTATTATCTCCCCCTGAATTATTGCCTTTCAAATCATCAATTTGTTTCTGCAGATTATCTTTAACTGATTTCAAATCACTAGGTATAGTATCAAGCGTACTTTGCAAAATAACCAACTTCTGTTGTGCTGCTAGGGAAATAGTTTCAAGTTGTGCAGTCTTTAATTGTAAGTTAGCAACCAATAAATTATTCTGATTACTCTGTAATTGGAATTCAGCCCAACTTACTGACTTATCACCAATCGTCAACGAAGATTGCAATGGATTATTTATATCTAGTGAAATGCTGATTATTCGAAAATAATCATCTATACCCTCAAACTGATTGATCACGCGGTAATAATTACCTACTTTGAAATCATCAACCGCTAACCCCAATTGAAACAAATCTACAGCTTCAAGCTCATACCCAATCGTGACTGGCTTAAATGTTTCTAGATATGCTTTTGCTTTAGCCAAAAGATTACTCGCAACTTTCACGTCATCCCAAGACTTAGTTCCTGAAATTCGCCCATATCTACCTATTAATTCAGCCGATTCAATATATTTCTTTCCATCATTTACACTCGAAATATCCAATCTAGGACTTGCAACATCACTGGCTGTATCAGTTGAACTATCTGATGAATCATTTTCGATAGTTGCTCCAAAGGGATATAGTACACTTATTACATTTGATAAATTTGGTTTTGCATTTAATGAAATCAAATTTTTATTTAATTTAATTTCTTGCTTACCTTTGATATTTTGATCATGTGTCCAATCAATGTATGCAATACCATTCTCATTACGAATTTTTAATTCTCCACCTAAATCATTATTGGAAATCAAATCAGTATCTATTTCATCAAATGTCTTCAAGCCATCTTCAACATAACAATAAAGATAATTAGTTGAGTTAGTAACTATTACATTTCCTAACTGAAATTGTCTTTTTACATCAACTTGAGCATTATGTGTATCTATTAAATATTTGAAGAAGTCATATGGTTTCATCTGTACTTTCTTATACGTCTGAATTGAATCATTTAAAAAAGCCATCTGCGATTCGCAAATGACTTCTTTATAGAAAGTTCCATCAGAATTTAATTGATTTTGAATGCTAAGAACTCTGCCTTTAAAAACTAAATTTGAATTAGTAGTATTCAATACTTCAATGTACGTTGTTAGTTCCTGCAACAACAAGTATCCAGGATTGTTTGGCAAAATATCAAATTGAAATGAGTCTGCTGTATTGATGCCTTTGGCAATTGATGTATCTTTCAAACGATACCTGGTAAAGTGATCATCATGGATAATCGTTTCAATTCCGTTATTCTCAATTGTCACGCGATACAACTAGATCACCTCCTTCGTAAAATGAAACTGCACAGTTCCACTACCACTCAAATTAACAACATTCTCGCCACGTTCTAGCACCAACCCAGTATCAGCATAGCTTCCTGAAGTGAATGTTTTTGTCTCATCATTCATCGTAATACTAAGATTTCCAGTTACATTAATTACAGGGCTTAGTACTGTTGAGCCTGTATTAATTAGCATTATCTTCTGACTTCCTGATATGCTAAATGAAGTATCTTGAGCAACATCATTATCAAAATCAAATGTATCCCAGATATCTTTACCTTCTTCAAAATTTCTAATTCTAAACGGATAGCAAGTAAAGCTCACTTTAAAAAATGCATAGTCAGTATTGTCCGTATATTCCGGAGCAGTTTGAACTTCTGCTTTGAAATAATAACCAGGTATTGCTGAATCTTGAAGTAAGTGCTGTGAACCTGGTATCAACCAATTTGCAATCATTCCTTTTCGATGTTCCAATTCAATGGTATTAAGTGCGTTAACGTCACAAATTAAGAAAGTATATTCCAATGTTCGCTCAGAATACACGTCTCCAAAAATATTTGCGTAATCATAATAAAGACTCGTGTTAGGTATCTGAATACGAGTTTTACTTTTTTCAGGTAATCCAACATTAGCCTCATTGATCACACAGTTGAAGTCAGTCAAGCTACTTTTAGAATCAAAATTAATGAATCTTTCATCCATTCGCAAAGACTCTCCTTCCAGTTAAATTAACAGCATTCATTTGCATATCAGAAACGGTTTTCGCAATAGCCTTACCGTCAATATTCAACGTTGTATCTTTTTGAGTCAAAGTTAATAATAACTTAGCCACCAAATCTAACTTATTCTCAACACCCGACATATCAACGTTTGTAATACTACTTGAATTTTTTTTAGCTGCATTTAATCTGTTAGTTACATCAATAGCTGAACTCAAAACTTTAGCGTTTGAAGGAATACCTATACCAGTGGCGTACTTAGGAAGAATACTCATTAATTTTTCAGTCATCGAAGCTTTCAAAACCCTCGTTCCACGAGGTGCATCAAAAATGACATTACGCCCCATAGGAATAAAAGACTGTCCATTTGGCAAACTAACTAGTTCTTGATAAGTAGAACCTTTTTGATCATTGACCATCATTGGTCCACCTGGATGGTTGTCGGTACCTTTTGCATTCACTTGTAATTGTTTACCACCAACAGCTTGCGCGTAGTCTTTATGAATCGAAATATACTCTGTAGTCAACGTTGTCTTTTTGTCAGGTGAGTGATCATAATAGTATTGCAAAGCTCTTCCTGCCGCACTAGCTACACCAGATGCTTTATCGTTAGCTATCAAATTCTTTTCATGAACACTTAAGGAATTCCACACACCCAGATCTTGCAAGGCTTTAGTTAATGCTGGTCCAGTCTGTGCTTGTGCAATCATCTGTTGTTGCTTAGGTGTCAATCCTTGCCATTTTCCCATGTCATTCAAAGCAGACACTACAGCCTTATTGGTTTCATCAGTGGCTAACATCTTGGCCGTTTTCCAATCCTTTGTGTTCCATTGATTAGCACTAACCAGCGCAGACATCGTGGCAACTTTTGTATCATCATTTAATTTTGCGTGCTTTACAAGCCAATTTAGATTATTCCAATCTTTATTTGCAATTAATCCTTGCGCAACCATTTGATTTGCATTAGTAGACATTAAACCTTTTTTCTCAAGAAGCTGTATATTATTCCAACCCTTAGTACTCTGCAAGGCCTTGGTAACTTCTTCTTGTGCATTAGTCTTTAAAGTTCCAGTTTTCTTATCGAATACAAGATTGTTCCAGTTATTAGCTGCGTCAGCGACTCCTTTTTTCATATCATCACTAACTTTGATAACGGTTGAAGATGTTTTCTTTTGAGCTGCATTGAAAGCATCATACGCACTTTGAGCCTGCTTTGCAGTCCAACCATAACTATTTTGCATATCTTGTAGAATTGTTTTTTCGTGGTAACCTTTAGCTCGTTCTGCATTAATATAGGCAGTGCCTAATTGATTCATAGTGTTATTATGTTCTGTCTCTAAAGCTTCAAGTGCTTTATTTTTTTCCTTAGTTGTTAGCACCGTGCTCGATTTAATCTTACCGTACGTTGTATTATAGTTATCAAGCTCTTTATTTGCTGCTTCAGAAGCAGCATTGGCCATAGAAGTTAGCTGACTAGTAGTCATATTATTTGTTTGATTAAGTTCTGCTTTTAAGACTAAGCGCTGATTCTTGGCTGACAATCCTAAAACCTTAACTTGTTCCTGGGCCATTTTTTGTTGCAAATTATATAATTGGGATCGTTGATCTGCAGTCAGTGCAACATTGTTGTCTCTAGCTTGCTTTGTAATAGTCTGTACTTGATTATAATATTTCTTAATCTTACTGATATGAGTCTGATTATTCTTATCTTTTTTTTCAGCTTCCGCCTCAATCGCTGCACCAGCACTTCCTCCAACTGATTCAGCAAACTTCTCTGCAGCTGTTTTTTGTTTTTTAGCTGCATCTTCAGCTGATTTTGCCATTCCTTTAAAAGCAGATTCAATTTGTTTCCCGTTTGTCTTAGCACTTGAAGCAGTATCACTCAATGCAACAGATGCTTTAGTTGAATAATCCTTAAATTTAGTTGCTGCTTGATCTGCAGAACTTCCAACATCTGCACCCCATCGCTGAGTACGCTGACTAGAATCGTACATTTTTTTGCCAAAAGACTCCCAGGCAAGTGCACCAACAGCAACCGTTCCAGCAATCCCTAACACCCATGGATTTAATAAACTCAAAGCACCCGTAGCTCCGGTAGCACCTGTAGCTATTGTCTCCGTCCCAACACTAGCAATTTTTGATGCAGTACCAAATTCAGCCATTGCCGTTTTACCAGCACTCATTTGTGCAATCCAGCTAGCAATACTTACTGTTCCACTTGCCAACTTACCAGTCATCGAAACAGTACGACCTAAGATACTTACAACAGGTCCAAACGCAGCTGCTAATAATGCTGCTTTAACAATGTTTTTCTGTGTTCCAGAATCTAAGTCACCAAATTTTTGTACTAATTTAGTAACATCTTTGATAACAGGTTCAATCGCAGGTAAAACATCATTAGCTGCTGTAATACCAAGGTTTGTTAAACTTTCTTTTAATATTTTCAACTGATTTTGAGCCGACTTCATATTCTTTTCAGCAAGTGACTGTACATAGTTATTCTTTGCAGAATCAGCAACCTTCTTATTTAATTCCTCAAGTTGTTTTGAATTTTCTGCAAGAATTATACCCGCTTGTTGTCCAGTTGTTCCAAAAATTGTATGAAAAATATCTTGCTTTTTTACATCTGAAAGACCTTTCATATGGTCATTCAATATACCAAAAATAGTTGACATTGACTTCATTTTTCCATTTTGGCCAACAAAGTCTTTCGTTGATAATCCCATATCTTTTAACGCCGATGTAGCTGAATCAGTTGGTGATACCAAACTATTAATTGCTTTTCGTAATCCAGTACCTGCTTTGTCAGCTTCAAGTCCATTATTACTTAAAATACCCATAGCACTTGCAATTTCAGATAAACTAAAACCTGCTTGATGTGCTGTGGACCCTACATAAGACATTCCAACTCCTAAGTCCGAAAAGTTAGTTGAAGTCATATCAGCAGCATAGGCCAAGTCATTAACTACTGTTTTAGTATTCTTTGTCATCCCAGCTGTGGTTTTGGCTTTCATACCAAAAGATTCAAGTGTTTGTGAAGCAACTGTAATAACATCACTGAAATCATCACCCGAAGCTTTTGAAGCTTGTAATTCTGATTTCATTGCACCGAGTGCTTGTTTTGAGGTATAACCACGCTTTACAAGTTCGGTATAGCCTTTTGCAATCTCTTGTTGCGAAACACCATACTTATTTGAATAAGTCAGTGCATCTTTTTGCATTTGCTTAACACCGCTCATAGCCTCACTTGCAGATTCACCACCTGTAACCAATAAGTTCTTGATAGTAATCATTTCATTCTGCAAATCAATACTTTTCTTGATTGCATAGCCAAAACCAAGTGCAATCGGCGCAGTTAATTTCATTGTTGCACTGTCACCAATGCTCTTCATCTTGTCGCCGACAGTTTGTGCTGACTTACCAAATGCATTTAACTTTCCAGTAAAACCAGTAGTTTCAATACGTGCAGCTGCCATTGCTTTAGCATTAGCAATTAGTTGTGAATTTAAAGCAGAAACTTTTGCTGAAGCATTATTGAATTGTCTTGCATAATCTGCTGTCTTCTTGGTTGCTTGCCCAGTTTCAGTCAATGAACCTTGATAGCTTTTTCTAAGAAGTTCCATTTGAGCTTTTTGAGCCTCAAGAACTTTAGTCAACCCACGTTGTTTCGTTGCGAGTAAATCATATTTACTTCCGGCCTGTCCAACAACCGACATAGAAGCTTTCATCTCAGCCATTGAGTTACGAACCATCTTATTAGCACCCGTGATACCTTTGCTAAATGCGGAATCTTTCAATCCTAACTCAATGACCATACGTCCCAGAACTTCATCTGCCATCTACTTTTCCTCCTTCCTCATGTTTTTTCGATAAATTCAAATAATGACATTGGTTGCTTATTATCATGTTTATCTGAATTATCACTAGGAGCTACAACACTAATTAATGTTTCGTAATCAGTATCTAAAATATCGTTTATCGTATAACCAGGTAAGTTAGTTACGATTGACCTGATGAATGAATACATTGACTGTTTGACTTGTTGCGGAGTTACTGTTCCTCCGCTTCTAAGTTTGGGTCAACACCCAAAAGCTTATTCAAAAATTCATCTACGAATGGTGCGAACTCCCACGCTGCTACCCCATCCAGGATTGCATCTTTAGTAACTTCTTTTTCATCGAAAACTGAAGCAATAAATTCTGCTTGTTTTTCATTTAATTCTTTTAAATCTGGATAATTCTCATGACCAATATCTAGTGCCTCAAGCATCTTCCGAGTAGGTACCCAATTTTGTTCATATTTCTTATACTCTCCATTTTTATTGCGAATTTTAATTTCTAATCTAGCCATCTATAATTTCCTCCTAAAAAAATAAGAGGATTGCACCTAAGCACATCCCCTTATTAATTATTAATTAGCCTTGGGTTCCGGTTGTGGTCCCTTCAAGTAACACAGTGTTCCGAATTTCAGCAATAGCCTCTTCCTTACTTCCTGCATACTTTGCCATGTAATCCCCTTTATTTGCCCCATTTTTTGAACCTGTTGCGGTAAACTTATACGATTCAGGATCTGGTTTAAATGTCTCACCTTCTTCTTGAGTATTTAGTGTCTCACCATCATTTGAAAATACCCCACAGAAGAATCCTACTAATGCAGTATTGCCTTGAGTATCCGCAGCTTCCGCTAAGATAGAACAGTATGGTGCTTCAGTGTCAAGTCCTGTGTATTGAACACCATTGTTAGAGACACGTCTACCTAGAATAGTCGACTGTGCATCATTAGGTAAATCTAAAACATCAAAATCAACGGTGACATCTCCAACACCTTTTCTTGAAACATAGTAAGCAATATCTGATCCTGAAACTTTAGTTGGATCCTTAGATAATCCTTTAATTTCTGCTTTAACTGTAGCGCCTTTGTTAGGATCACCTTGAATTACAATTGGATCTCCCTTTTTCTTAAAACTTTCATCAAGTGGTTGAATCGTTAATTTTGGAAAACCGATTGTTATAGCCATTTTTTATTCCTTCTTTCTTAATAATCCGTGTCATACAACTTGCTAATTGCGTAATACCTGCGAGCATCAACATAATGTTTCGTGTCACTAAAATAGTCGTCAAGCTCATCCGTTCCATAACGGGTAAAGCCTAACGGCTTCAATGATTTGCTAATTTCAGACTGCAAAGTTTTACATGTCATTCTAACTGTAGATTGCACATCTAACTGATATAAAAAATCGGTAGCCAAGCTTTCATCGCTACCCTCAATTGCTGATTGAGGAGGTCGCATTGGTCTGATTAAAATAAAAGTATCTGGCAGGGTCCCATCTGGTGTATCAAAGAATTTAATGTTATGAACTTTTTTAGTGCTATCATAAACAGCATCTTTAATCACATCATTACCCATTAATGAATTATAAACATTCATCATCATATCTTTCATTAATCCACCAGCTTTCTTAGTTGCTTAGCTTGAAGTGCCATAGCTCCAACACTGCCAGCATTATATGCACCTTGAATTTTGCCAAGTCCACGCGGTGCATATGTCCTGCCAAAACGAGTATAACCAAATTCATTTAAATGTACTAACCGCCAACGTTGTTTCGACCCATCACCTTCCCAGCCAACTTTCAAAATGCGTTCTCCACCCATTACTCTAGGTTTGGTATCTGTTACTTCTCGGACAGTTGCTCCAGTATCAGCGTAGCTTTGAACTGCCTTTTTGACAGTAACAGCCATATATCTTCCAGCTACCGTCAACGCTTGGTTCTCAATCATTGTCAATTTACGCTTAGAAAACTTCTGTTCAAGTTTAGCTAACGTTTCTTCGACACCAGTTATGTTCACTTCTGCTGTCATTCAGACACCCCCAGTACAATCTTGTCTGCAAAGTTATCTTCAATATCTAAACGTGGATCTATGACATTCCATTCAATGTACTGTCCATCTTTCACATATCGAAAATCACTAATAATTGCAGTCATTGAGTTGTCTGCAATAAATTCTCCATGTGATGCTGGAATGTCAATCGTAATCCCTCGTTTGACACCATGTGCATCTAATACTGTCAAGTCTTTGTTTGAGGGACTATACGCATGACAGAAACACGAAAAAACTTCAATTTTACCAGAAGAATCTGGTTCAGGTGAATCATTGCCACCTTGAGCAAAGAATGTTACTGGTGTTTTGAAATCACTAGTCCTTAAACTTTTCTTTTCAAATTCGTAGTTAGGACCCGACATCAGTATCACCGCTTTCTGAACCATCATCAGTTAATGTTGAAGCTGAAAGCCCTAAAATTTGAGATTGGAAATTCTGCTCAAAAAACTCAACTTGGTCATTGTAGACGTAACGGGCACGTTCCAAAACAAGTTCTTGAAACTCAAGATTACCTGCATCAGAATTCACGCCAGTCATTCGTGTAATAGCAGCGGTTGAGCTATCAAGAATTCGTTGGAGATTCGTATCTTCAACAGAATGAAAGATGTGCATTCTCGCTTTAAATTCATCAATTAAAGCCATACACTACACCTCTTTCTATTTGCCACTACCTGAATCAGTTGAAGCTGTTGAATCAGTGATGTTTAAAGCATAAACTTTAGCAGCATTGTCATCTTCTGCTTTACCATAGAAGAATCGTTTTGCTGTATACAAAAGGCCATCTTGTAAAGCAAGAGTTTGGTCAAATGTCTTAATTGCAACAGGACCAGCACAATATGCATCATAACGCTGCGGTACAAATGCAATTACTTTACCAGTTGGTGCATAAACGGATTCAACAATCTGCAATCCAAATGGATATGCTAAAACCCATTGCCCATTAACATTCTGCATTGTCATTGCTACTTCCATATCAATTGATGCACCAGGCTCGACAACAAGAACAACCTTGCCACGTGCTGCAAAAGGCTTACCATTTTCTTTCTTAGATAGGGCTTTTACAATTGCTCCTAATTCTTTCTTTGCTGTTGCTACATCTGCTAAAGTGATTGAACCAGAAGACGCCTTCTCTGGATAAACACCGCCTGTCACTTGCACTCCAGATTGAACTTGACGGTTTAATCCAATTGGCTTATTATTTCCATCTCCAGAAATGAATGCTGACTCAGCTGCAACTGCAAAAGCTTCTTGAATCTGTGTCATCACAAATGTTTTAATCCAAGTAACACCATATTCTGCAACATCATTAGGAATAGCCACAAATGCAGTTAACTTCGATTGAGTTGCATCTTCATCATCAAAAGTTGCTGTTAACTGACCTTGAATATCGCCAAAGACTTTACCCCAAACAGCAGCACCTTCAGCATCAGACTTCAAGAATTTCAAACGTAATCCTGTGTTTTGCAAACCAATCAAATCTAAGAATGGATGTTCAGTTGCAATATCTTCAAAAATCTTTGTAATTACTGTTTCAGGGAGTGTTACTTCTTCTTTAGTGGTGTGTGACAAATTACCACTTGCCAGTTCATTGAAGAATTTAACTTCATCTTGAGTAATCGTAGGATCACTATTTCGTGCATTTAAAACTGTTTCAGTTTGAGCTTTGACTTCATCTTTAATGTAATCAGTCATATCCGTACCCAGACTGTCCATCATTTCTGAATATGCAGTAGCCTGTTCTTCACTACCTGCATTATTTTTTACTAATTCTGCAAACTTTGCTTTTGCATCTTGAAAGTTCGTTAGCTTATTAAGATTAATTGTCATTAATTTTTCCTTCTTTCTGTATTAAAAAAGGAATCGACTAAATCCGTTTTGGACTGTCGGTTCCTCTTTTTGCGTCTTTATTTTTTTCATGATACTATCTGCAATCGCTTCAGCATCAATGTTAATAGTTGCATGTGGTTTTTTCAATTCTTCATTCTCCTGTTTTAATTCTTTGAAAGCATTAATCAACTTATCCGGAATAAAAGTATCTATTGAAGCTACTAATTGTAAATTATTGTCGGCTTGTATTATTTCATCTGCAAATCCATTCTCGACCGCTTGCTCTGCCGTTAAGAAAGTTGTTTTATCCATCAATGCTAATACATCATCTTTAGTCATCCCGGTTTTAGCAGTATAAGCGTTTGAAAGTGAATCATTCATTAGTTGCAACATTGAACTCATATCATCCATGTCATGATAATCACCTTCACCAACTGCAGATACATTATGAATCATAATTTGCGCGACTGGACTCATTCGAACTACATTACCTGCCATTGCAATAATTGAAGCAGCACTTGCAGCCATTCCCACTACATTAACTGTGACTTTTCCCTGATAAGCTAACAAAGCTGAATAAATTTCGTTGCCGGCAGTTACCAATCCACCATTTGAATTAATATCAAGTTGGATATCTTGACCATCTAGCTCATTTAAAATATCTTTAGGTGCCGTCGAGTCCATATCGAACAAGTCATAAATCCACTTTGAATCATTTGAGATTATGGGTCCTTTAACATTTAGTACTTTCATCTAATCACCTCCTTTCATCTGATAAGCCATTGGGTCAATCTTAGTCATTCTTGAATCGTAATTGGTTACAAAAGAGTAGGTATTCATCATGATTGAAGCAACACTTTGCCCATGCACATTTAAACTACTCATTGATTGCGCATCATTTACGACTGCCATTCCGTCATTTGCTTTACCGGCAAAAAAGAACTGTCCAGAAAGACCTGGTAATTTATTTTTGACAGTCTCAATATTCTCGGTGTCAGGTATTAGGATCATAAATCCATCACTTGGAATCAAACTCGTTGGCTCTACATTCAAAAACTCAACTTTTTTCAGAAGTGCTTTCATGAGTGGAAATGCAAAAAGTTTATTCTTATTATTTTCATCGAGTGTTAAAACATCCCAACTCACTTCATCACTTCCAGCCATGCTCATCCCATACCATTTGTTATAGAGAAATTTGTACATCAAATTTTCGCCTTCAATATCCGAAATAGTTTGAACTTGATTAAATGTATCTTCATCACTGTTCCAATTTTCATTCTTCAAAGCTGTAAAGTCTGAATTACTATATGATTGTGCAAATTGCAATAATGCGAGTAACTCTTCATCAACGATATTTACAATATGCTGCTTCGCGGGCTTTTTCTCAGCAAAAAGTGCATAAGTACCGCTATCACCAAAAGGTTCAACAATTTTCGAATAATTAGGATTATTCAATGCTATTGTTTTAGCAATTGTGTTATTCAAAGAACCAAAAAGAGGTTTAACTGCCACTCATATCACCACCTTCGTCATTAACATCAATTGAAGGAATATCTGAACTAGGCATATAGATTGCATCTCCACCTTCAATCGGTTCCTGCCCTTGATCTTTACGAATCTCATTGATCGTCATTACTGCTTTATCTTTTTCTCCACCAATTGAAGTTGTATAGTTTTTAGTAATTACAAAATCATCAAGACCAGTGACAGGTTCTTCACCCAACTTAATTCGAATTTCATTCCTGTTAAATGTTCCGGAAGCTACCAGCTTATCAATTGAATCAGATATTGCAAAAATATCCTTGGTATTCTTTCCAACTAATGTTATTCTTTCGCCATTTTGATAAGCTGAACTTGAAATTAGTTTTGCATTTATCTCACGGGAAACAAGTTCATAAAAAAAAGCCAACGTCCCTTCATTGAACTGTACTTGCAGTTTCTCGGTGTCAGCTGGTTGATCATATATTAGTTTAGGTGGTATGCCCATCATCTCAGCAATAATATCAATTGTGTCATTTCTTAATTTTGTCAACTGATCAATGGATTGTGCTGTATTACTTTTCGTTCCACCAAGTTCCTCGTACTCAAAACCTTGTGTTAGTGGGACAACTGCAACTGTTTTTTTACGAAATGAATTAAAAATCTTTTCTAGATATGTTTCCAACGTCTTTTGTTTTTCATCTTGGGTTCCCTGTGTCAAATTAGCCTTTACAGTTCCACGAATCTGATTATTTCTCATTTGAACTTCAATCATGCGTCCAAAAATCTGACCATAATCTGAAAAAAGTGAATCCGTAAATGTCTCTAGTCGATTATTGCTATAAGTACAATAAATTACATCACTTGCAGAAAATGTACTCTGATTCAAATATCCTTTGATTGAGACTCCAGAAAAGGTGTCTGGATAGTAAGCTGATTCATTTTTGACAAAACTATCTGCAATCAGCAAATCATTGGTCTGTGATTGAATAACTAGAACTTCACCCTCAAAAATTAGCTTACGTAAAAAGTGTCGCCAAAACTCTGTTGCATTCTCATTCTGATTTGGCATAACATTCAGTTTATAATCGACAATGTCATTCAATCGCTTGTAATTCTTAACATGTTGAAATTTTGCTTGAGCAAAGTTCTTAGCGATGAAATCAATACAAGTCTCTAGTGCAGTCCGTTTTAGATATGCTTTCTGAGAAATATCATCCCCAGTGAAATATTCACCATCAAAAATATACGACATATCTTGTCGTTTACTAAAAATATTCGCAATCCAATCAAACAATAACCTCACCTCCTTTCCAACTAAAAATTAATGCTGGCCAACATATCCAGTTCTGCACCCATATCAATATCTGATATTTCATCAGCACGATACAGCGTATATACAAAAGCCATAAAGCCATCAGTCTTTCGTCTGACAGGTTCTTTCTTCTCATACGATTTATTGCCTCGCTTATCAATCACCACTAGAACATTATTCGTGTACCAGCGCATCATGGGATCATCACCCCAGGCAAAATGATGGTTAGCGAATCCATCTTCGACACGTGGTGCAAGTAAAGCACTAATTGCCGTAGGACTTCTGATAACTTCTACTTCAAAGCCTGCATCTTCAAAGAACTTTCTTAGCAAATCCGCTCTAAAATTATCCATGATTATTTTTTTGATATTATATTTCTCGCGTTTTTCGACAAACCAATCAACTACTGTTTGTGGATTTATTGTGGGTTCATCTAAAACTGATAGAAGTCCTTGCTTTTCCCAATCCTTAATAGGAGCTACAATTCTTTTCAACTGATCATCAGTTTTTCGTGAATATCCATAAAACTTGTCTACAAATTCTTTCCGGACAAATGAATGGTGTTTTGAATAATAAGTCTCACCATGACGAAATAGTAAACTACATGCTGCAAAATCTCGAATACTTGCAAAATCAACTGCACCAATACATTCTCGGCCTTCAAGCATTTTCTCATCGATTTTTTGATTAGTCGCTTTGATTTCTTCATATGGTGCCACCGTCTTTTCTAGCTCCTGTGATGGCATGTCCATTCGTTTTGTCATGAATTCTTCTGTTTTTGAAGGCTCAAATACTAGTTCCTGGTACTGCCTTTCAACTTCAGCATGAAGTGTGATTGCATATCCAATAATAGGTTTGGCCAACATTGGATTAGCTTTTTCCCAATTATCAGGTTCATCAACTTCTTCTCTGCTGTCCAAGCAACACCACCATGGAAATATCAAGTTAGGTGGTGCTAATCCATCAAGCACCTTATCAGCAATTTCTTTTTTCTTATCCAAAAAGCCATCTCTAACATAGCCATCTGACCCAATATAAAACTGCCGTGGGTCTTTAATCTTACCTAAACCAGAAATATGAACCTTAACATTTGCATCGTCTTCATACTGATGAATTTCATCAAAAATAACACAACCATCACGTAGTCCATCTTTTGTATTACCATTTGAAGTTCTGAACTTGAACACTGCTTTTGTCGCTTTAGACGTGATTTGAGTCTTAGTTGGTTTGAATGCTCTCTTCAATGAAGTTGGATTTGATTCAATTGTGTTATACACTTCTGTAACTGAAGTCATTGCCTGTTCTTCCGAATTAGCAACAACCGAAACATTGTACGCAGGTATGCCATGTAATTCTGAAATAAAGTAATTAGACAGTCCTGAAATATAACCATTCTTCCCAGCGCCACGGCCCATTAACCAAAGAAATGAATTGTAATAAAGTAAATCATTTTCTTTATGTCTGAGAAAAATAAAAGCCGTCAGAAATTTCTGAAATGGCTTCAATTCGAAATACCATTTTTCGATAAAACGAATGCATAGATCTATTTGTTTTTCATCAAAATATAAAGAATCATCTTGCAAAACCACCTCTGAAAGCAGTTTTAACAATTTGATTCTTTTTTTGTTCAATAATATTTTATGTTGCTGATAAAGCTTGAAATATTCATCAACATATTTTTGATGTATCATACAAGGTCACCAGCCCCGAACTCGCCACCTTGAGTTGATCCAGGCGGGGCAGATAATCCCATATCCTTTCCAAGATTTATTAGTTGCGCGTTTATCTTATTCATTTCAGAAATACCAGGATTAACTTTCCAATATTCCTGACTTCCATTTTTGACCACAACTAAATTATTATTTCCAACTTTTCTTTCAATAGCTGCAAAATGTTTAACTAGCATACAGTAACGCTCAACTTTTTCAATCTCTATTTGTGAATGTTGATTAATTTTTGACAGTAATTCTTCACGCATCTTTTTTTGGTTCAAGACACCCACCCCCCTTCACGTGAGAAAAACAAATTTTTTTGGAAAGTCGACTCCTACCCACCGGTTCCCATTTCGTCGCAAACCGCCACAATTTTTTGACCCGGGGGTATAAATTATTGATATAAAATTTCCTGAAAAATCTCATTGATAGAAATATGGTGCATAACAGGTGCTTTTCTAGGTTTTTGTTCCGATTTAAGATAAATTGCCGCAATCAAGAGTTTCGTACCTGCCAGTTCACTCATAGTGATGTATTGAGTAGTGCAACTAACTACTACTGCTCGTTCTCCTTTGATATAGATCTCAGGTACAGCACTATCATTACTGATACGATAACTAACATCATCCATCTTCAATCCCATCGTTCATCACTCTCCCATCTGTTGTGCTTCCGCATAAACTTATGTGTGCTGTAGTTCATCCGATGATGTCGCTTGTTGTGACAATCTTTGCACAATGTTCTGAGGTTGTCTAACTCCATTGCCAACTCAGGATGATACTCAAGTTCTTTAATGTGATCTACTTCTAAGATAGTATCCGTTGTAGTCACACGTCCCTCAGCTTTACACCATTGACATTCATAGTTATCTCTAGCCAATGCTCGTTCTCTTAGCTCACGCCACTCTTGTGAGTTGTAGAACATTGCGCGTTGTTGATGTGTTTCAGTCTGTATCTTCATGACTCATCGCTCTCATCTCATTGTCATGCATTGCTCCAATCTGTGCATATATTGCTCCACTATATTCATGTAATGCTTTCTCAAATGGAATGTGATTAGTCTTAGCATAATGAGTTAGCAACATATACATTGACCGAACGAGTACAAACTCTACTTCATTCTGTTTAGCTTTACCATTTATATGAATGTTGAACTGTTCATCGTTGTTTATGTTAGTAACTTTTGCCGTAAGTATCTCTCGTTCCATTGATGTCACTCCTTTAAATTTATGTACAAAAAAAGCAGCTTGACTGCTGCTTTTAACTAATATTCTTTCATAAATTCATCTCTAATTTTCTCTGCGGCTTTTGAACCGACACCTGAATACCATTTCCATTCGTTATTATATTCATAGCACATACAGCCATTTATACCTGAAGCGTAACAAAAAAACACCTTAATTCCAGTAACAGTAGAGCATCTAATATATATTCTATCCAAATTATTTCCATAAGGAATTTTTTAAGGAACTTATTAAGAGTTTTATTTTTTTAAACAATTGCTTAAATGGATTCGCATGGTCTTCACTGTTACACCAATTTGATAATATAGAAAACTTTTTTCATCATATTTCCATAGAAGAGCATCGAGTAAACTGTCTAAACTATTCAACCCTGAAATCACTGATATTAAATTTGCTACAGTTCCAATCCCTATAAAAGAATTAAACAATGACTCATTAATAACCCATTTTTTGTTAAAAGCTACACCAATAGATGCCAAAAAAATTATAAATCCTATGATTATTGCTATTTCAAAATACTTATATAATTTTTCTCTAATTTCTCCAACTTCTTTTTTATATTCTGACTTGTCACTTTTTTCTACACATCCTATTCCAAGAATCAAACTCTTGTCTATTTTTTTAATCAGGCTAATATAAATAAATGCCAAACAAAAAATCCAAACTGAGCTAATAAACCAAATTATATTTTTTATATTACCCTCATACCAAACTGTATAGATAGATATCAATATTATAAAAAATAAAAGAAATGTTTTGCTTGATGAAAAACGTTCCAATAAGTTTAAAGGAACGATAGTTTTAGGAATGGTATCTTTGTCTTTTTGTCTTTCCTTTACTTCTTCGGTTGGAGAATATTTTTTTAGTTCACTATCGTCAAAACATCCATTTAGAAAATCAATAAAAATTATTAAAAAAAATATAAAGAATATAATTCCCACTAAAATCCCCCCTATAATATTAAACAAATTAATTAAACAACAAAAAAAGAGAGCATACAAGCTCTCAAATAAAATATTATTCTTGGGGGAATTGTCATACATGTAACTATCTGACAATATCATAATAACTCTTTTTTTAGCTCGAAAGGCTACAAAAAGGCTACCTTTTCATAAACCTAATTTTTCAGCTACTTTTTCAAAGAATCTCAATCTACGTTTTTTAACTGCTGCTAATGACAAATGTGCTTTCTGCGCCAGCCCTTCAAGGGTGTACACACAATTTTCTCGAGTGTACAATTCATAAATTATATCTTGTGTAATTGGATCAGACTCCTGAAGACTTTCTCTGACTGCGCGCTCATTCTTTCTTAGATTATTTAATCGCTTATCTTCTGCCATAGTGATAGCCATATCTGCAACACTTTCATCACGTTTATTTAACGCACGACCACCACCAACATTTTCGTCTTTGAATTCCTGAAATTTATTAGTCAGTTCAACCTCACGATTATGAATGTATCCGTCTATCACTGGATACTCTCTGATAATATCAGCAATGTAATTAAATTTTGATCTCTTCAAACTTACACCTCACAAGTCTTCTTTCTTGATGAATACACCGTCTATCGTCTTACCTTCTCGCCTTGTTATAGTTTGATATGCTTCATTGATGCAGTCGGTAATACTGATATTTCTTTGCATACAATACAGAACTAAAGTCACAAATATATCTCCGACGCTATCAATTACTTTATCAGGATATTTCTTGTTATGAGCTTCAGCCAGCTCTCCAACTTCTTCGACTGTTTTGAGTAGTTGCTTATCATTGTTTTCGATTTTATCCAAGCCATGTTTTGAGCCCCATTCTTCAATTAAGTTTACTGTTTCATTTAAATTACTCATTTCTCGTCCTCCCAAGCTGCTACCAAGTTAACATTGTTGAACTTTTCAAGTTTATTTATCTTTTCAACTTCTGACTTAGTGAAATAGTAGTTCTCGTTTCTTTCGTCAAAATCAGCCACTAATTTGTATTCACCTGCGTATTTCCAAAGATACAGTTCTGCTACCTTGACCGTTCTCACGTCCTCATGAACTACCTCAATCAATTCAGGATGTTCCCAATACTTTGAAAATTCAAGTTGTGCTTTGTTATTTTCAGCACTATCTGTTTCTTTACCGAACAAGCGGTCGAATAGGCAAGGATATTCTTCTTCATCAATTTCATCAAATACGACAAATAGAGTTGTGCACGCTCTTCTTAATTTATTAATCTCTTCATTTGCCAGCTTATTAATCATTTTTGAAAGTTCTTCATTACCAATTAACCACTTAGGACGTTCTTCCATTATTTAAATTCTCCATTTCTTTATCGTAATTTTGTTCCTGAAAATTTGCTATCCCAACACAAAACTGAACAACTAAGGGATGACTGTCATACTTCTTTTCTAAATGCCCTAGTGAACCGACCAGCCAATGCCAATATTCCTGGCTAGTTAACGGATACTTCTGCATTACTTGATTTGAAGCTTGCATCCATTTTTGAATATCTCCAAATACTAAATTCCAATTCATTCAGCTCACTCCTTCTATCCTGATAAATATCCCCGGCATATCCGCCCAAAATTTTTCAGCAATTAAACTAACCACATATCTGTCATCTTTCCAAAATCCTAATCTAGTTAAACAGTCCTGTACTAACTTCGTACTATTATCCAAATCAGGCTTTGTGTCTTTGTACTCACCATCTTTATGCTTGCCATTATTCTTGAAACAATACTTGATTAATAATCTTACTTTTCCGGTCATTTCTTTTTCAGGAACGTGTTGGCCGAAACTGTCCATGAATAATGCTCGAGCATGTTTTAATTCTTCTGGTTCATAAAATACTGGCTTACCATGTACCACATGAACTTGTTTCTCTTGGTGTGTTACAGTTGGTATTTTTTTCATTGGAATAAAAAATTGAATTAGTTCTTCATCCACATTTACACCTCATATTTTTATATTTATCGTTTTAATATTTCGCTTACTTTCATTGTCCGTTTCAGTCTGTTGTCATTTCTATCCCTGGTAAGGGAGAAATGACAAGACAGACGGACAGCGGTATGACAGGGTTTTAAGGTTGTCACAGCTAGTGAAAGTCTAAATAGCCTTTCACGAACGAATTGAGTTGTCACAGCTAGTGAAAGGCTAATAGCTATGACACATTTTTATTTATCATCATTATTAGACTTTTCTATCATTCCACCATCAGCATTAAATTTCTTACTCTTTTTTACTCTGTTGTATACTGTTCGTTTTGATGCTTCTAAATAATCAGCTATCTTATTTACATCAACAGCTTCACCATCTTCACTCAACACATTGAACGCTTCTTCCAATTCTTGTTGTGTTTTTTCACTACGAGATTGATTTGCTTTTTGTGTCCCTTTTCTCCATTTTGACTTCTGATCATCTTCAAGCTTGATATCTTGCAGACTTTCATCGAGAACATGTAGCGGATATTGGAACCATGCATTGACTGGATTAAACTTAGAAAACTCTCGCAAGGTGCCTTCAATTCTCCAAGCTGTTGCCTGCTTGATAGCTTCCACGACCAACTTCTTTTGCACATTAATTTCTTTCAAGATAGTTTTAGAATTAGGTAGCGAATTGATAGCTGTCATCAAGTGATGAGTCATTTGTTTTTCACTGAATAAATCATCCAGTCCAACCTCGTCATACATTGGGTTATAGTGCTTTATCGCTTCGTTATATAAATTACAAACAGCTTGCTTAACGCGTTGATCATATCGTGCTTCATCGACTGGAAGTTCAATTAAATCCAAAATTGCATCTGGGTCTCGAGCAAATACACCTGAGCCACTTGAACGGTCCATTGAACTTTTTCCACCCTGCGAACCTTTCGAATGATGATGCGCATAAATGACTGAACACTTTAGCTCTGTAGCTATCAAATCAAACTGATTAACGAACAGTGACATATCATGTGCGTTGTTTTCGTCACCAGTTAGAACTTTATAAATCGGGTCAATGATTACCGCTTTGTAGTCTGCTTTTTCAGCTCTACGAATTAGCTTGGGTGCCAATTTATCCATTGGACTTGTCTTACCACGTAAATTCCAAACATCAATATTATTAACGTGATTGTGTCCACGTCCGATTGAATTGTAAATATCAACAAAACGTTTTTTAGCCGACCGTTCATCTAATTCAAGATTGACATACAGTACTTTACCTTGAGCACATTGAAAGTCTAACCATTTCCAGCCTTCAGCAATTGCTATTGCTAATTGAATTAATGAGAACGACTTCCCAGCTTTTGAGGGACCAGCGATTAACATTTTATGACCTTGTCGTAAAACTCCACTAATTAATTCAGGTGCCAACACGATTGGTTTATCGAATAAATCAGACATGTTTTCCATTTCTGGAAGATTGTCATTCATGTCTTCAATGTATTCTTCCCATTCTTCCCAGTTAGCTTTCCCAATATTCTTGGCAATCAAATATTGTTTCTTACCATGTCGTTCGAATCCTGGTAGTCTTGTTAAACGAGATGGATTCTTATTTTGCTTATCAACTTTCAACCCATTTTTTTCAACGATTTTGTATAGATAATCGACACGTTCCTGGTATTGCGGATAATTAGCAGCATCTACTCTAATGACCGCGTGAATACTCTTTGAACCTGAATAAGTCAGTGTTGCTATCGGCAGTTCAAGCTTGTGTAGAATTTCGTTTTGTTGAGCCAATTCCATACTGTCACTTTCAACTAGTGCATATCTATAATCAACAACATTGTCATTTTTAACTCCTTGTCCATCTAATGGATTAAATCTAATCCATCCACCAACATTTGGATTTGGATCTCCCAGGACTGCCCCAATGTCTCCATTACACTTCCTAAGGCGATCAATAATTTCGCCCGCAGTCTTGGTATAAACGCCACGATTCGGCAGCCATTTATCTTCGTCACCTAGTTTCGGATATCCATCATTCACATATCCAATGATGTCTCCCGCACTAAATAACGTACTTAAATAATCAATAATTTGTTGTGCTGGATTCCAAATTCTTGGTTCTATGATTTCTTGGCCAACTACATAATCAGTCTTAACTAACTTGTAGCCTTTATCGATATCTGAGGCGACAAAGCTGTCATCCCAACCAATAAAATCATTGCCTTCAGAACTATGAGATACCCATCCATAATCTTTAGCTAACTGAGTAATTGTTGCTCCAGTGACTGGGTTTGAAGTCGAATCGTCAAAGGTCTCCCATTTTTTCTCGCACTCTCCCTCGTGAAATCTTCCAGAGTCATTCGCACTCCAAGTTTCCCAATCTTCAACTGAATAGCCCTCACGTTTTAACGCCATCCCTATGTTGACCCATTCCTGATAATTAAGCATTCCAGGGTCAATGTAACCCAATGGATCCAACAGATTAAATTTAGTTTCTGTCATATCAATCACAACTTTCTAGCAGTACATTTTTCAAATCTATGATTAATACCACCATCAATTCCAAGCTTTTTAGTAGTTGCTAAATCGAAATGACTATTTGCCCAATTTTTAGGATTCGGTGCTTCCATTTCTAGTCCTAAATCCTTTTTATGAATAATCCAACTAGTCTGTTTGTCAGTATCCAGTACTGCAACAGTATTCTTATACACTTCCGTCACTCTGCATTCTTCGTGCTGATTGCCGAATATATCTACAACGTTGAACAAGACGTTCCCACATTTTACTTCTTTGACTTTTTCCATATTGGTCACTCCTGTAGTTCAATATTCAGCTTGGCCAAGCTTATGACACAGTACAGACTCGAACTGTACTAAATCACCTGATGTGTCTATGCATTTACTGTTTCAGGATTATATTCACTCGCTTTGACTCCTTGTGGTATTCTCCATCCATTAGCAGCAATACGTGTAATTAATTTATTTGCATTCTCAAACTTCCAAGTTCCTACATGTTGGAAACCTCGACTTTCAAGAAATCTAATCTGCTTAGGTGTAGTAAATCCACCATCGCGTCTCATTGATAACTTATTAAGAAGTAATTCTGCCTTCCCTGCATTATCAATATCTTCTGAAAATATCCCCATTTTTTCCAATGCCGTTTTTTGTTTATCCGTTGGTGGTGCCATTTCATAACCAAAAGCAGGTACATAGTTTGCTAAATCTTCAGCTTGAATTGACATCTCAAATTGAAGAGGATCAACCAGTTTACGTTTTCGGCGTTTCATCTCAGCTAATTGCTTAGCAAGTGATTCTTCACGCTCTGCAACAACATCTTCTGTAGCAGTTTGTTCAGCTTCTTCTAAATCAACTGCCATGCCTGCTTCTTCAATATTTTCTGTCATTTTCTTAGCAACATCTTGATTCTTAGTTATTAAATGTGCTGGATGGCAAAGATCTAAACGCTCAGTGTGCCAAAGAAAATCAAGTAGTAATAATTCTGTCTTTCCTGGTGCTAATCGTGTGCCACGTCCGACCATTTGCGAGTACAAAGCCCTTACTTTTGTCGGTCTTAACACAACTACACAATCAACACTTGGACAATCCCAACCTTCAGTAAGCAACATCGAATTGCAGAGTACGTTGTATTTACCTGCTTCAAAATCCGCTAAGACTTGCTTCCTATCATTAGATTCACCGTTAACTTCTGCTGCTCTAAATCCATGCTTATTAAGTATGTCTCTGAACTTTTTAGAAGTTTTGACTAATGGTAGAAACGCTACAGTTTTGCGATTCATACAGTTTTTTACCATTTCATCAGCTATTTGTTCCAAGTATGGATCCAATGCAGTTCCTAAATCTTTACTGCTAAAATCTCCAGTTTGTTGCTTAACTCCTGAAATATCGAGTTTTAGCGGAATAGTTAAAGCTTTTATTGGTGTCAGATATCCATCTTTGATAGCTGCCGGCAAACTGTAATCGTATGCTAAACTTTGAAAATATTCGCCTAAATTTCGCTGGTCCCCACGATCTGCGGTTGCGGTAACTCCCAATACATTTGCCTTTTCAAAATGTTTTAAAACTCGTTGATAACCATCTGAAATACAATGATGAGCTTCGTCCACAACAATCGAATCAAAATAATCTGGTGCAAATTGATTAAGTCTCTTTTCTCTTTGCAGTGTTTGAACTGAACCAACTACCACTCTGAAGAAACTTCCAAGGCTAGTCTCTTCTGCTTTTTCCGTCGCTGTTTTAAGTCCTGTTGCTTTTTCTAGTTTATCTGAAGCTTGTTCAAGTAATTCTCCACGATGTGCCAGGACTAGAACTCGTTCTCCCAATTTGACCCTGTCTTCGATAATTTTGCTAAAGACAATGGTCTTGCCCGTGCCTGTTGGAAGCACTAAGAGCGTCCGTTTATTCCCCTTTTCCCATTCTTTCTGAACCGCTTCACGCGATTCTTGTTGATACGGTCTTAGTTCGATTGTTCTCACTCCTTTAAGCCATAATTACGATATGACCATTTTTTATACTTTCTTCAAGTTGATGATATAAATACTCATGAATATTTCGAATTGCTTCATTTCTCCATGCTCCCCCATCTGCTTCGAAAATTGCTGCTGATGGACCTTCTTTCATACGAAATACAAATTTACTGGTAGGTTGTTCAACTTCTAAAAAAGTTCTATATGGTGCTAATTCGACTGGATTAGGTACCTTAACATTTACCTTAGAAGCAACACCTTGTTTAATAGTGACAGCCTGACTAACACCATCATCACTTGCTTCAGAAATATTATTTTCTGCAATATTACCAATTACTTTTAAAAGAACTTGTTGGTGTTCGTTGATCACAAATTGAGATTGTAGAGCAATATTCATATTTTCAGTATTATAGAATCTGCCAAAATTGAAACTTGGAACAATTGCATTTGCAATTGCTAATACTTCTCGACTACCGTCAGCCGCTAATTTTCCTTGCAATTTAACGGTCATTTCATCAACTACTTGAAGAATTAAGCGATCATCGACTCTTTCAATGCCTGACTTAATGTATTCAACTAAACCTGTTAGCGTGTTGATTCCAATTGGCTCTATTGTTTGACCAAATACTTCTGGCCTTAGAACATTTGCATTACCGGCACTGTCAATTACATATTCCGTTCCATTTTTTGAAATAATTTTTCGCTCTTCTGGTTTGATACCTTGTTCGATTAAAAATTTCATTGCTCCAGCTGTCATATCCATGATTACTTAACTCCTTTTTGTAAATCGATTATTTTATTTCTTTTCATTTCTTTTTCAATTACATCAACGGGTTCTCCTGTATCTGTCTTTACTTTTCCATCATCTGGATCAATGAAGGTTTGTCCAGGTGTTCCTGATTTTAATTCGTGAGCCTCAACCTTACCAGTGCCTAAATCTTTTCCAGTAAGAACTGTAGTCGATACACCTTCAATCGGTGCAGTCTTAATTGAAACATCGCAGTTCATTGTTACAACCTGTCGATTTTCATCAGGTTTAAATTCAAGTTTAATATTGACAGTTCTTTTATCAGTTGCCTTGGTATTTGGATCATGAATATTTTCAAATAATTTAATTAATTCTCCATTTAATTTTTCTTGAATAGCTCCATGTGCTAAGTTAGAAATTTGTAAATCAATATTTTGTATCATTCTTTATTCCCCCTAAAATGCTCCTGGTTGAAATTGATTTTGTGATTGCTGTGAATTTTGCTGTTGCCCCCATTGTTGCTGATTATTAGTTTGAGGTTGTTGTTGAACTACACCGTTGTTCGCTGTTGGTTTCAAAAATTCTTTGATACGATTATTTTGCTTTTTATTTCCATCACGTCCGGTGTAGCTATTAACTTCTAATTTTGCTTGTCCTTTGCTGCCAATCACGGTTGACCAATTTGGTGAAAAAGCTTGTCCGATAACCGTTGGTTGGCCAATCGAAGTAAAGAATTGAGTTAGTTTCCAAGCAAATTTCTTCATCAAATAAAGTCGTTCAATCACGTTTGTTTTTCCTTCCTTACCAACTACTTCGCAAGTAACTTCCGCGTATGGTGCACCATTTGGAATTTTGTCAGAATTACCATCATAAATCTTTCGTTCTAATTTAGTGACTGTGAACGGGTATTGCCCTTCTGGCAGTAAGATAAAGTCACTTTCTTCTGCAACCCACCCACTATTCCAATCTAAAAATTCATTTTCGTTATTCATTCTGTTTCCTCCTATTTTCTAATTTGATTATTTAGCAGTCCCATTGCTTTGTCCCAATTGGTAACCAAGTATCCCCATAAATCATTGGGGATATTCTCGATTGGTGTATCAGCTGTCATGAATCCACCTTGATAAATAATCTGCATAATTTCTTCTGGTGTAACTTTATTCAGTTTCATCAAATCAGCCATGTTCGCAGGTATCTGATCTGAAATATCAGGTTCATTCAATTCTGGGATATCCGTTTGTGGAGGTTCTATTGGTTGTAAATTAGTTTCAGGTAAATCGTTAATTGACTGTATTCCTGAATCAGTTTCAACCGATACAACAGATGTCGTTGCTTTATTGAATGCATCAGCAATTTGTACGTATTCAAAAGGTAATTCATCTGCTAAACCTAGGCGATTTTTTGCATCCCAGGTAGGTTTGTGTGTTGTATACATGACACGTTGACCACCCGTTGCTTTTTTACTATTTGTTTTCTCATCAGTTAGAATTGTTGTTTTGTAATTTGCAAAAAGTACCATGTCGGCCCATTCTTTTACTAGTGGAGCAGTCTTTTTTTCAAGTTTCAATTCATAACGGTCATAGGCACCCATTTCATCCGGCTCTTCTTTTTTTCGTAACCAAGCATGTGCTGTTACTACAACATTGATTCCTAAATCAATCACTTCACTTAGTTTGTTCAGCATGTTCCCAATCTCTTTAGCCAGAGCAACATATCGTGTTCCGTAATTACTTGAATCAATTGCGGACCAGCCATTCGCCTGCATTAAATGTTGTTTGCAAATTTCTTCCGCCCAATCCATTGTGTCAATTACTAAAGTTTTGCATGGGCGATTAGCTTTAACATATTCAATTTGTTGCAGCAGCATTGTCCAACTCGTTGGTTTGTCAAACCGTTTAACATTTAAATACAGTGTAGAATCTTCTGTATCAATAAAAATTGGATCTGGAAACTGACTTGCAAAAGTTGTCTTGCCAATTCCTTCCACTCCATAAATTACCGTTTTTTGTGCTTTTTGTACTATTCCATTTGTGATGTTCATCTAAAATGCCCCTTTCCCTTGCCATTTTGGTACTGATATTTCTTTGCTAGTCTCACCATATTGTTCTTGCCCTTTCACATAACCATCTTCAATTATTATTTCGCACTCTTCTCCGGTTGAAACTCGTGTGGCTATAGCTTGCAAATCTTCTTGTTCAAGCCATTTTCCAAATTCTTCCAATGTTCCTATATCCATTTGCTCTAGCTTATCCAACAAAATAAATCCACAGTCTGGTTTAAGCTGACGTACAATCGCAGTTGATACTTTTAACTGATCCGAACCACTCATGTTGTCCCATTGTTGACCGTTATAGATTAGCTCTCCATCTTCAACTGATAAACCTGGCAGTGGTAACTTAGCACCATTTATCAAATCAGATTTTTGCTTTCTAATTTGGTCAAGGTTATCCGATAAAACTTGATACTGTTTGCTGTATTGATTTGCATCATCTTCAGCTTTATCTTTATCAAGATTCGCACGTACTCGACGATTGATTTCATCTACTTCAGTAAGATTTCTTTCAAGTTCTTCTGTTGATTCATCATGTAAATCAAGTGCAGATGTTTGAGCAGTTTTCAAATCACTTTCCGTTTGAGCATGTTGGCTAAGAAGTTCATTTAACTGTTGTTGAATTTGCTCAATTTTTTGTTGTTCAAAATCGTATTTATTCTTAATTTGTACGACCTGTTGACGTTTTCTTTCGTTCTCGCCGTTTTGTGCTAGTATTGACTGTTGCTGCTTAATTAAATCTGCAACATCAATTAACTGTTTTGGTGCATCCGCAAAATAAGGTTGTTCTTTAGCGTATTTAACTTTTTGATCAGCAATTTGACCTATTGCACGACGTTGGTTGTAAGTTTCTTGCTCAGCTTGCTGGAGTTTAAATAAGTCATCCCCAACACCAATAATTCTTAACAAGATTTGTGCTTTTTCTTTGCTCGTTGATTCCATAAATTTCGGTAGATCAATTGCTAATTCTTCAACGAAATCATTCAGTAATTGTTGACTACCCTTTTGGCCGCTTGGATCAATAACTTTCAAACTAGAATTCTTTCCAGTCCGCTCAACTATTAGGCCATTATTCATCACAATATGCAGATGTGGTGGATTAATCGACCCTTCTCGTGTGGCTTTTGAAGGCTTGTATTTATTGCCACCTAATGCCCAGGCAATTGCATCAAGAACACTTGTCTTACCTTGATTGTTGTTTCCACCTACTATAGTTAACCCGCTTTGACTAGGTTCAATTTTTACTGCCTTAACCCGCTTAACATTCTCAATTTCGAGCTTGTTAATCTTAACTGACATATTCTTCACTTCCTTTCACACTTGCCAAGTCGCGGACATTTTCAGCAAATTTTAGGAGTTTGTCGGTTTCATTTGCTTGACTTGCTTCCAAACTAAGCAATACGTTTATTTCTTTCATCTCTCTTGCGGTTTTTAATTTTGAAACTATTTCTACAGTTACTAATTTCATATTTAATTCCCCCTGTGTTATAATTCAGTCGAAGTTATTTCCAATGGGCCTATTCCAGGTAGGCTCTTTTTTAATGCAATAACCAACAAACCACCCACTTAGCTATCATGTTGCTAAATATTGTTCCTGCTAAAAAAATTCCTATTACATAAAGTAAATACAAATCGAACACCACTGCTCGCCAACCCCATACACCAAAGTACTCATGAAATTTTCTTATCACGATTACTCCTCCAAACCATTGAGAGCAAAATTCCAACTAGAATACCTAGTAAAAATAATTTCATTCACTCACCTCATTTCATTTAGTTGGCAACTCGGCGTCCCAATCTATCCGAGTAAAATTTTTTTCAATCCATCTAGCTGCTAAACTCGCTCTGATTTGATAGCTTTTTCCATAGATACACCAACCGTTTAGATTATTCTTCCCATATTCAATTTCATTCCTAAAGGGCTTTAGTATGAAATACACGACCCATCGTCGATCGCGATTAAAGCAGCAAGCTTTTTTAAATTCCATAATTGACCAGGTTCTACCTTCAACATTACTTTTTATAAAATTTGAGATTGTGTCTTGCAATTGTTCTTCTAAAAGCTTATTTATCTCCCTTTCATTAATTAATGTAGTCATATGCACTCTCCTTTCTATTCTTCGACTAGTTACTGAATTTTTAATATCTCTTTTTCTATTTTTTAGTAGTACAATTTAGATATTCCAGAAAGGTGGTTATATATATGGCAAACAAAGTTTATAAGGGGTTCTTTATTACTCCTATCAAAGAAAAAGATTCTGATGAATATAAAAACTCTATCCATATCAGTTCACTAATTAATAATTCATTTCATAGCGAAAATATTTCCGCTAAACTATCACGCGTAGATCAACTACATCACACTGGGAACATTTTAAAAAATGTTCTTCTTGAAATAAGAAAATCCGACTTTGTGATAGCAGACTTAACTGGTCAAAATCCCAATGTATACTACGAGTTAGGGGTTGCAAGAGGCATCAGCAAAAATACTATCTGTATTTGCCAAAAAGAAAATTATGATCTTGCATCTGATATAGGTGGAGACTATACGATTCCGTATAATTTATTGGATGAATCATCTGAACTAGAATTTACAAATGATATTATTCAAGCATTTAAAGAACTAAACTTTAATCCTAACCTCCACTCAATGGCAGATCTATATTATGAAGTCGTCGATGAAGTCAAAGACTAGTTCTGATACCTCTACAAACTCCTAAGACATAAGCTAACTTTGAACTTCTATCAATATCAGTTTGTAATTTGTTGGCATAAATTGTTAACTGTTCCATAGCTTTTAATGTATCTTTTAATGAGATCTCCTGCTCCTCTAAAGAAGTCATGAGGTCTTTTTTGTTGTTGATTAATTCCATTCAATTTTCTCCTTTCTATTTACTCCATATTAGTTAACTTGAAGTGTCTTTTCGGACACTATTTCTTTAAAAAAAATATCAACTATTTCTTCATCGCTTAAATTAAGAATATTTGCTAAAGCTTTAATCTCGTCAACTTTAAATGGTCGTTCATCTCTTAATCCTTTATAGAAATATGATGACGACATCGAGGTACCATTGTCATTAACCAATTGAATGACATCTTGAACTTGTAACCCTTTTGTTTTAATGATTCCTAATAATTTTTCTTTGTTCATAAACTCACCACCTTTTAAGTTTCCTTTAGGACACTTTAATTAAAACATCTCTTTTTGAGTATGTCAACACATTTGTGTCTCTAAAGACATATTTTTATTTTATTTATCTTTTTTGTGTTTTATAAGACACTTATGTGGTATAATTATTTTTGTTAAAGGAGATGAAAGTAATGAATTTAAAAGAAAGACGGCAAGAACTAGGTCTAACACTAGAAGAAATTGGTAACGTGGTAGGTGTTGGTAAATCTACTGTTAGAAAATGGGAAACTGGTTTTATTGAAAATATGGGTAGAGATAAAATTGTAGCTTTATCTAATGCTTTAAAAATAAGCCCGCTTGATATTCTTTATAGTACTGAAGAAATTTCTGAAAGTGTCGTTTCTGAAATTGCTAAAACTTCTGCAAAATTAGTACTTCAAAGACAACATACCGTTTTAAATTTCGCAAAAAAACAATTGTCAGATCAAAAAATGATTCCAACTTTACCAAAGTCACATATTCTTTCTGGCCGTTCAACTGCTGCTGGTGCACCAATCGACGGTGACTATGAGGATGCTCAACAAGAAATTATTGTCCGTAATGAAGTGCCTCGTGGTGCTGATGAAGTAGTAACAATTGCTGGAGATTCGATGGAACCTCTGCTTAAACAAGGTTCCCAAGCATTCGTTCATTACCAACCAACGCCTGATACAGATGGTCAAATTGTGATTGTTTCTATTAAAGGTGATGGAGTTACATGCAAGAGGATTTACCGTGAAGATGGAAAAATAAGATTGACATCCATTAACGAAAAATACGAAGATATGGTCTTCCCGGCTGAAGATATTCGTATTATTGGTAAAGTTATCATAAGCCAAAAGAAATAAGCCCTAACCTTCTAACTCATGGGGGAGTCAAGATTAGGACTTACTTTTGTATCCAAGATGGATTTTAGCACATCTTGGATATTTTTTACATATATTATATTTTAAAATTTATTTTCCATGGTATTATTTAATTATTAAGAAATTATTAAAGTCCAAATCTGATGACTTTAAAAGCTGCAAAAATTTTGGGGGAATTAATATGAAAAAAAAGAGAGCCTTATCTTTTTTGCTTTTACTTACATTTACTTTTACTTTACTTTATAATTTACCATCTGTTCATGCAGTTTCAGATACCGATTCAAAAACTGAACTAAAAGCTGCTGTCACAACTCCAATGGCAATGGAAAATTACCAAAATATTGAGAACTCTCTTCTCTCAGCCGCACAGTATAATGATATAACTAGTCCAAATGCCGCAGCTAGTACCAGATTTCAAAGTCGTTTAAAAAACGTTATGCACCTCCGCAAAGATGCAAAAAAAACGTATAAACATGAAAAAAAGTTTCTGACAAGAAATGATAAGCTGATTTTTAAATCCTACACCAAGAGTTTAAGAAGTTATCTATACGCCTTACATGATTATGCTGTTATCTACCAAGAAAACACACCTGTTATTAATGATGCAAATACTTCTTCAGATACTAAAAATGATGCGCAGGATGAATTAAATCAAGCAAAATCAACTTTTGATTCTGCTAAAACCACTTGGTCTAACTCATACAATGCAATTGTAAATCAATAATTTTTTGTCCATGATTATTGTTTTTAAAACCAAAAATACTTTAGGGTGATTCAGTGTTCAAAATAGAGGTAACCTAATTTTTTGAAACCGTAAAAGCTGATGACATCTTATACATGAAAGAATAAAAGGACAATACAAAAGAGATTACTTACTTTCGCAATACTTGTTTGTAACTGTAGTTTATTATTTCAAAAAATATTATCGTATTTAGATATACTATAAAAAAATCTTAACATGGAGTGATAATTTTGAGCACCTACTTATTTCGTGTCATTAACCAGTTCAACATTGCAGATGATTTAGTATTCAACAATACAAAGACTAGTACAGTCGTTTATGGATCTATCAGACAAACAGGTGAATATATTAACATCGGAAATCAGAATTGGTCCATTTTTGAGGCCACTCAAAAGAAAGTTCATAATGATCAAATCTTTATTGATGATACCCCATATGATTCTTATGAAAGCCGTAATATTTTCAATATTTACATAAACCCTGACCGTACGTTACTAATTGCAGTTGGATCTACAAAAATAGTTAACAGTTTTTTAAAAAAATTGAATTCTGTGTGTGACACTGTTGAAATTAATAATCCAAACTTTGATTTTGATTTGATTGCCACTCGACTAGCTAATGTATATGCTGTTTGGATGAACACCGAAAATAATCCTCAGGTTAATACAGAAGCTTTAATGGGACCACGCGTCCTTAATGACACGAGGGCACATGATGCTATCAATACGAATCGTGCAACATACCTAGTAACACGGATTGATATTGACGGAAGAGAACGCTCAATAGGTTTCTCAAAGAAAGGGTCAATTATATTAATCAATCCTTTTCAACCTATGAGTGAAAATGAGCGAATCAACCTGATATATACAACTTTTAAGTATGTCACTAGAATTCATTAATGTTAGCTAAAATGATGATATCTTTTAAAACATTATTAAATTCATCATAATCGGCTGAATTAATTTCCAAATAATGTCTTTTCACAAGCGCCTGAACATTATCATTAATTGAAAATGTTAAAGCGAAGTTACTAACTTTTATTATTTTACTTTTTCTTAACATATATCCATAAAAGGGGTTTTTATCTTTAAAAAACAGTCTTATTTGAATTCTTTTATCTGTCACTGTTATTCCCTCTTTGATTAATTCAAAAATATTTCTTATAAATTCTAGTTCTTTAATTCTTTCATTATATTGGATTGAATTTTTATACTCAACAGACAAATGACATTCATCTTCATCACCTGTCATATAAATATATAAGTTTATATTTGCAATACCATTTTCATCAAAAATAACTGTGCCTCTATCTAAACTTGGCTTACTTGATAGTTTTGCATACATGTCAAACTTTTTTTGTGCATCATATTGTATTTTTTTTAATAAGTTTTCTAAAAAATCTTCAGGTAAATTATCATTAAAAAACTTTACATCCATTGTTTGAATTATATTGAACTTTGGATTACAAGCTTTCTGAAGACATTTATTCAAAAATATATAAAATGTATCTATGTGAGAATATAAATATTGACAAAAGAAAGCCGTAACACCGACCAGATTAATAATTCCTGAAACAAGTTGATTATTAACTACCGGTGAATAGAAACCTAGTATTGCCGCTACAAAACATAAAATAAATACTACTATGTGTTTTATCATTATATCCTCCCTTGATAAAATGATTATACCATTATGAACATATGTTTGCATCTTATCAAAATTAAATTATTAAAAACACATCCCCCACTCGCCAAAGTAAAAGATGTGTCCCACTGTTTATACAGGGCAACCTGTACCCTGTTAGTATATTTTAAAATAAGAAAGGAGTTTTGACAATGGCAGAAATCAAAGAACGTAATGGAAAATGGCTTTCAAGAGTTGTATGGACAGATGAAAATGGTATTCGCAGAAGTAAATCTAAGTCGTTCGATAAAAAACGTGATGCACAAGCATTTGCAAATGAAATAGAAAATCTCAAAATAAAAGGATTCATTTCAGTTGATTCCTCATCACCTTTTTGCGATTACTTTTGGAACTGGTTTGAAACTTACAAAGAATCAAGTGTAAGTGAACGTACTAAATTAACCTACCAGCAAGCATTTAACGCCCTTGAAAACTATTTTGGTAAGGTATCAATTGAAAATGTTGATCGCCGCAAATATCAGCTTTTTCTTCGCAACTATGGTAAAAATCATGCTAAGTCAACTGTTAGCAAATATAACTCTTTAATTCATGCATGTATTAAAGATGCTATTTATGACGGTGTAATACAAAAGGACTTCGTGCAAAATACTAGTCTTGTCTACAATCAAAAGAAGACAAGACAAATTGAATATTTGAGTATTGACGAAGTTCAAAGATTATCCGAGTACATTGAATCATCATTTAATGTACACTTCACTGCAAAGTACATGATTCTTTTAGCCATTTACACCGGAGCACGCCTAGGAGAAATACAAGCACTTACCTGGAAAGATATTAATTTTAATTTCACAACTATTAGAATTAATAAATCATGGAATGAATCAACTCGAAAATTTCAAAAAACAAAAAATGAATCATCAAATCGAACTGTGCGTGTCCATCCCCACGTCTTAGAGTTACTTAAGCAGCTAAAAACAAATGGAACAGAACAGATTTTCACGAATCAATATAATACCATCCCTACATCATCAGCCGTAAACAAAACGCTACGCGAATGTTTATCGTCTTCAAATATTGATAAGAAAGGATTCCATTTTCATTCATTGCGTCATACCCATGTTGCTTTCCTACTATCACAAAGTATAGATTTGTATATTATTTCTAAAAGGTTAGGCCATTCAGATATTTCGACAACGAGTAGAGTTTACTCATACCTAATTGATGAATATCGAACCAGATCAGATAATCAAATTGAAAAAACTCTTGGTATTTTTGTACCAAAATCATCCGAAAAAAAGACCCAAATTTTATAATCTGTGCGTAATCTGTGCGCACAACATTGTAAAAACTACGTATATTAACGTAAGTAAAAAAATAGAAACGTTGATATATCAACGTTTCCGGATGTATATAATTAAGTAAAATTAATAAAATAAGGAGAGTACAGGATTTGAACCTGCGCGCCGGTATTAGCCGGTTCGCCGGATTTCGAGTCCGGTGCAT